ATTGAACGCCGATAACACTGCCGAGGCTTTAGACGCCGCAGCATTTAGAACCGCTATAGGTGCTGGTACTGTTACTTCGGTAACGGGTACTGCACCTATTGTTTCTTCTGGCGGAACTACTCCGGCTATTTCACTAGCAAATACTACAGTTACTGCAGGAACCTATGCAAATGCTACTTTAACCGTAGATGCACAGGGAAGACTTACTTCCGCGTCTAATGGTCTGAACCTTATAAATGACGAAGGCTCCATAACACGCATAACATACCCAGTAGGAGCACAACTTTCCGTAGCTACAGCCTTAGTTACTGGAGCGATAAAGATAACTTTACCTCAGTCATGGTCGACTACAATGATGTCGATGCGTATTCGTGTATACGATTATTCAGGTGGCGAGTCATTCGAAGTTAACTGTGGCGGATATAACTATGCTACTGATTCTGCTTGGTATAATACATTTGCATATATTGTTGGGCAGGCCAATATCGACCGTAACTTTACTGTTAGATTTGGTCATGATGGTACAAACTGCTGTATTACAATAGGTGAAGTTGACTCTACTTGGTCATACCCTAAAATAGTCGTTGAAGACTTTATGGCGGGTCACTCAGGCTTTGCGAAAGCTAACTGGGATGACGGCTGGTCAATATCTGTAATAACAACCCTACCTACAGCAATCACTTCAACTATCAGTAAGATACAGGTAGGTAGACTTGGTAATGTATGGTATGATAGTGATAATACAGCTTACTTTATAGACCCAGCTAACACTGGCACATCGATGGCTGTTGCTGGCAAAGTAGGAATTGGTACAACCTCACCTGACCGTAGTCTAACAATCGCTAATGCTGGCGTAATTGGAATCAACAATTCTGGTAACACTCTTCAATCAACACTACAACACGCCGCTGGCGGGTTAGATATTTATGCAGGTGGCGCTTCCTATGTAGCATTAGGCACAAACTCATCCGAGCGCATGCGTGTAGACAGTACAGGTAACGTAGGAATTGGTTTATCTCCTACAGCTAAGCTTCATGTAGCAGGGACTATTCAATCTACTTCTGGCTCAACTACAGCACAGATGTATGCTGACGGTTCCGCAGCATACTTCACTAGTGTAGGAGCTTTTCCGTCCATTTTCTCAACTAACGGAAATGAGCGTATGCGCATAAGCAGTACGGGTCTAGTTGGTATCGGCACTACGTCTCCAGATTCGAGTTTGAATGTATCAGGAACAACAGATGCAACACAGCGCATAGCTATTAATGGGACGGGTAATAACTCAAGATTACAATTTAGATACAGTGGTGCAGATGTTGCCTTTATTGGTAGCTATCAAAACTCTGAACTTAATATAGGAACATCTGTTTCTGCCTTTGTTAATATATATACCAATAACACGGAGCGTATGCGCATTACCAGTACAGGTAACGTTGGTATTGGTACTTTTGCACCAGGAGCAAAATTAGAAACCTCAGTTACGTCTGCAGGTGCTACAACAGAAGTTCTTAGATTGAGCAATCCAGGTGCTGGAGCAAATACTCAAGCACAGATTAATTTTTATACTACTGCAACCTCATATGGTACTATCTCTGGGGGATATGGTGCTTCGGCACCTCAGATGACGTTCAATTTACCTAGTGCTACAGCAGGTAATTATGTATGGCAGATTTCTGGTACCCCAAAGATGACTCTTAATAGCTCTGGCGATTTACTTGTGGGCACTACGACTTCACAAGGTAAACTTACCGTCGCAAGTGCTACCGGAAACGTTGGGTTTAACTTCGGTACTAGCTCCTCGCCTGAGCGAGGTAATCTTTACTACGATACTGACGGAACCGGCTGGAAATTCAATATCGGAAAGCTACAGTCTGGTGCGTTCACTTCACAGATGACGTTCGTAGACAGCGGTAACATCGGTATTGGCACAACTACTCCTTCAAACAAGCTACAAGTTAATGGTGCCAATGTAGGTATACGTATTAGTGATACTTCTGGCACAACCGATTTTCATGAAATTCAGAGTGGTGGTGTAAATGGACAGAACTTGTTCATTGATGCAGATCGCAGCAATTCTAGCGGAAATATGATCTTTCGTGTTGCTGGTGCCACTGAACGTATGCGTATTGACAGCACAGGTACCGTGAGCGTAGGTACTGCTTTAGCTGAAAACTCAGCTGGCGTATATTCATTCAGTGCAGGTGAGCTTCGTGTGAAGAGCGCGTTGGAAAATGGTACGTCACAAATAAGCATATATAATAATAATACCACTAGTGACTCCGAACAGTTCTATGTCGCTCTTAACCTGTCAGATATCGAGCTTGGAAATCGTAGAACAGGCTCTTTAATATTACGTACCAACAACACAGAACGCATGAGAATTGGCTCCGCTGGTCAGATTGGCCTTAGTGGTGCAAACTATGGTACAACAGGTCAAGTACTTACTTCCCAAGGCCCAAGTGCGGCTCCTACATGGACCACAGTATCAGCAGGTGGTGGTGGAAGTGTTACTTCAGTATCTGTCGTCTCTGCTAATGGGTTCGCCGGAACAGTAGCTAACGCTTCAACTACGCCCGCTATTACTCTTACTACGTCTATCTCCGGAGTACTAAAGGGTAACGGAACTTCTATAAGTGCGGCAACTGCTGGAACAGATTATGTAATTCCTAGCGGATCTATTACTGGTAACGCAGCTACTGCTACAAACATATCTAATACTGGAACAGTAACTCTTGCTACTGCAACAGAAAGTAACTCGATAAATATTACGGCTCCAACCTATACTACTGATAAACCAATTAAGTTATTAAATTTTGATTGGTATGGCAATGTATTTTCTCTAGGAAATATTCGTAGTGGTAATACTGCTTCGAATGGTTTCGGCGTTTTCTATACTCCATCTGGGGGGTCGCAAGCCGAGCTAGCACGTTTTCTTACTAATGGAAACTTCGGAATTGGTACAACAAATCCAGCGCAAAAATTCGTTGTTAGTGACGCGGGCGCTGGTGGTGTCGAAATCTTACCTAGTGGTGTTCTACAATCATATAACCGTAGCACATCAGCATATCAGAGTATCAATATCGATGCTAGTACTCATGTATTCCGCACTGGAACAACACAACGTCTAATCATAGGATCCGACGGTGTCGTTACTGCTAGCGTTGATATACGCTCACCTATTTTCTATGATAGCAATAACACAGTCTATTATATTGACCCAAACAGTATAACAAACATAAATACCATACAGGCAATTAACTATCGCCAAACGGCATCAGGTATACCCAGAGTAAACCTAGGTGATCCAACTGTTACTGAAATGGCACTTTTTGCTGGTCAATTCACAAACAAAACCGAGTTTTATCCACCAGCGAATGTTATTTGCGAAACATCAACTGATGGAACCACATGGAGCGCATATTCAGTAACTGATGCACAGAAGAAGATATTAGTTGGTGGTGATAGTAATGCCTCTATTCTAATACCAAATGGTACAGCATATTTCCGAGTTAGATTCATTAATAATGGTAGTTATGTTTACTTAAATGCTTTATATGCGTACCATACATCTGGGGGTCACTCAACAAAGGTACAGATTTATAAGAAGGACTTTGGATCAACCACCTGGGTTCAGCACACAAACTCGGACTTACTAGTAGGTTCATGGCCTGGTCATATTTACCTACCATTTACCACTATAGCATATCATCCAACTACATATGTAGATGAGGTTGCTATTGTATTTATTCCCACATGGAATAACCCTACATGGGTGGCAAATGGTATAACTCTACACCAAATGCAGATCTGGGGTGGCTACCCTGCAGGTAAGAGAAACGTATATGCGGTTGATTCCGATAAGAATGTAACCTTCCCTACAGAAGTAAAAGCTACTATATTTAAAGATTCAGCTAACTCTGCTTATTATATAGATGGAGACGGAACATCTAATTTATTAGGATTAACTGTAGTAAATACTATAACAGGTAGTGTGTCTGGTAACTCAGCAACAGCTACAAAATTAGCAACAGCTAGAACTTTAACGGTTGGTTCAACCGGAAAATCATTTGATGGTAGTGCGGATGTTTCTTGGACACTATCAGAAATAGGAGCCGCAGCCACTTCACATACTCATACAATTGCAGCTATTACTGATGCCGCTCGTTGGTGGAATAACTTTGGCGATAATCATGGTGCACGGACTAGTTTTGATGCCCAAGCAACAAGCCCCACGATTGGATTTGGTTGGAGATATGTTCAGGGAAGCACTAATGGCCCTGGAGTAAATAGTGCCACACAGTATTATTCACAGTATATTGGTCTAGGCAATGAACATGCAGCAACAGCATATGGTATGCAAATCGCATATCCTCGCAATGTTACAAATCCATATATAGCAATTAGGTATAATGAACTAGGTTCTCTTGGCGCATGGCAAAAAATATCAGCAGGCTATGCAGATAGTGCTGGGGCCGCCTCTACTGCTACAACATTATCCGCTCTTGGTAACTATGTTTGGTCACAAAGCACATTACCTACCTCATATCCTGCAGGTATTCAAGCTGCCTTTGTAGGACCGGAGGCAGGTCAAGGCTCTTGGCAGAATTATGGTTCTGTAATGACAATGAGAACTTATGACGGAGGTGGTGGATCACTACAGATGTATGTTCCTTATGGCCCTGGTAATGGCGGAACAGGTATGCAAGTCAGGTTCGGAAACTATGATGTTTCTTCTGGTAATGCGTGGACTTCATGGAAGACATTACTTGCCAGCGACAACTATAATAGCTATGCTCCAGGCTTAACTGGTACTGGAGCAAGCGGTACATGGGGGATTAGTATAAGCGGTAATGCCGCAACAGTTACGAATGGCCTATATACCAGTGGCGACCAAACTACCATAACCGGAACAAAAAGATTTTATTCCACTAATAATACATCAATAGATACTGTAGGCTCTGCTGATAGAGGTCTCAGCGTTTTCCAAGAAACAGCCCAAAAAGATGCTTACATGACCTTTCATATAAGCAATGACTATGCCGCTTTCTTTGGTTTAGGTGGTCCTGAAAATGATTTAGTATATGGCGGCTGGAGTGCTGGTGCCAATAGGCATAGAATTCTACATAGCGGCAACTATACATCATGGGCACCATCTTTAACAGGTTCAGGAGCAAGCGGTACATGGGGTATTAGCATTACTGGAAATGCAGCAACAGTAGCAAGCTTAGGTGTACATACGGGCACAAACAACGAAGCCAATAAAATAGTACGCACAGATGCTAATGGCTATATTATAGCTGGGTATCTTAATTCAGCAAGTGGTAACGAAGGCAACAACTCTAACCCGTCCAGAGTGTGGGGTACAAATGGTACGGATTCTTATTTAAGAACTTACCTGACTTCTGCTTTATCGGTTTCTTATGCTGCTACTGCCGGTAGCGCAGATCAGATTGATGGCGTACCATTTAGGAACACCAATTCTAATGCTGGCACAGATGCAAATACCATAGAAAGTAACGGTATTACTTACTATACATCAAATGTTCCTAACTTTACAGGTAATGCTACAGATGGAGCACTATACTCACAAGCCTACAGTGTAAATTGGCAGCATCAGATTGCTGGTGATTTTCGTTCGGGTCAAATTGCTTTACGAGGCAAAAATAATGGAACCTGGCAATCATGGAGAACGGTTCTTGACTCTGGCAATTATAATGACTATGCCCCAACAAAGACAGGTGCCGGAGCAAGTGGAAGTTGGGGAATTAATGTTACAGGTACCGCGGGATCAATATCAGGATTTAACAATCCGACAACCTCGGCAACTGCAAACACTATCGTTTACCGAAACGGAAGTGGAGATGACTTTAGAAGATATGGCTTTGCTGAATATTTTAATATGTCGCATGGAGTTTCTGGATCTACAACAGATTCGATTTTCTATTCCTCTGGGGATGATTATATACGTAAGAATAATGCTACTGGGTTCAGAGCATCGTTAAACGTACCTACTCGTACAGGAGGCGATGCTTCAGGAACTTGGGCCATCAATGTTAGTGGCACTGCATCTTCTACACCTAACCCAACATTTACTGATGACTCAACCGATAAAGATGATATAACTACTAGAACAACCACTGGGTTTTATCAATCCTCGACAGGTACTCTAGCAGAGGGATGGCCTACGAATAGCAATGGCTGGCACCATCTTATTTCTTCTACGCATACTAATGATGGTAATTACTATGCTATGCAGTTGTCATCGACTTTCTTTGACCAGGGGTTATTCTACAGGGCAACAAATGGCAGTGGAACTACCGCATGGAATAGAGTTGCGTTATATAACAATGCTTATAGTGGCGAACTAAGAGCAACGGTTTTTAAAGATAACGATGATACATCCACATATATAGATCCAAATGGAGATAGCTGGATTAAAGGCACTTTCTATATTTCCCGGGTATCCCCCTCAGGAGATAACAATGTCTTTGGTGGACTTGAACTCCGCGAAGTAAGTTTGGTTGCCAATAGTCAAACAGCAGCAAGCTATTCCCCAAGGGTTAACTTTCACTGGGGTTCAGTTGCTGCTGCCACCATTTATATGGATTCTAGTGGAAACTTCGTATTTGGTGGTCAGAGCGATATTACCAATAATCGTCGTTCCATTTTTTGTGACAATCTGTATGCAACTGGCAACGTCACTGCATATTATTCCGATGACCGACTGAAAACTCGCACAGGCAATATTGAAAACGCTCTCGATATTGTAACATCGCTTAATGGCTTCCGCTATTTCGATAACGACCTTGCGAAAACATTTGGCTATGCCAACGAAGGCACTCAAATTGGTGTTTCGGCCCAAGAAGTACAGAAACATCTACCGGAGATTGTTCGTGGCGCGGCATTTGACGTTGATCATGATAACCCAAATCACGGATCAAAAACTGGAGAAAACTACCTAACTGTAGATTACTCCCGCCTTGTTCCTGTGCTAATTGAAGCGATTAAAGAACAACAACAAACAATAGTTAGGCTCGAAGAAAAGCTTAATAAATTATTAGGAGAATAAAATGTCACTAACATACACTTGGAAGTTAAAGTCCCTTAGAAAAACTAATACACCGGAACTTTCAGATGTAGTGGTTCAAACATTTTGGGAGTGCACTGGGACCGATGAAGACGGCAACTCAGGCACTTTCAATGGCGCTACCCCCTTCGACGCTCAAGACGTCGATGGGGATGGCTTTATCACTTACGAAGAGCTTACGGAAGCAGCAGTGCTTGGATGGATCCAAGCAGTTGTTGTAGGAAGTTACAAAGAACACATCGATCAACAAATAATGAAACAAATTAATGAAAAGAAGGTGCCTATTATTGAGGTATCTGAAAGTCAATTACCATGGGCAGAACCTGCTCAGGAGGCATAATATGACAATAACAACTACCTGGGGTGTCGCTCAAATGGACGCATACCCAGAATATGAAGGACACGCTGATATAGTTTTCACAGTACACTGGAATCTAACAGCAACAGATGGAACCTATGTAGGGTATACCTACGGTACAGTAGGTCTACAGCTTGATCCCGAAGCCGAATACACTCCCTATGACGAACTTACTAAAGAGCAAGTCATTGGTTGGGTACATGATGTTCTTGGAGAAGAACAAGTCGCTGCCTACGAAACAAACGTAGAGCAGCAAATAGAAACACAAATAAATCCCCCAGTGGTGACACCACCGCTGCCGTGGGCATAATACAGGAGAATACAAACATGAGTAACCCAGAATTAGATCCAAAGCTAGAATCAGCAGCACAGACAGTGACTGTAGAAGTGGATGTTAATGAATTGAATATGATTCTAGGAGGCCTACAAGAGCTTCCGCACCGTGTAGTAGATGCTCTACTCCGCAAGCTGATGCAGCAGGCACAAGCTCAGCTCGGCCCACAGGGAGAATAAACCATGGCACTGCCAACGACAACAATCAGCATGTCTCAGGTTAACGTAGAACTAGGGCGTAGTGCTACAGCACCTATAAGTTTAGGTGAGACAGCTGTGCGTGCGTTGGCAGGTGTCCCCTCGGGGGCTATCTCTATGGATAATCTTCGTGGTAAATCCGCGGCACCACCTACATATACAGCATCTTACTTAATCGTTGCTGGGGGCGGTGGCGGCGGTACGTGGCAAGGTGGTGGCGGTGGAGCAGGCGGTCTAAGGTTTGGCTCTTCTACATTAAATACGGGTACAACATACACAGTTACCGTAGGTGCTGGAGCTTCTCTAGTCACCAACAGTGCTGGTAATAACGGTTCCGGATCTTCTGCTTTAGGCGTCTCTACAACCGGCGGTGGCGGTGGTGGCTATGGAAACGGTACTCCAGGAAAGAATGGTGGTTCTGGTGGCGGGGGTGCTGGGTATAATTATGTTGCCAGCGCTAATGGCAGTGGAATAAGTGGTGAAGGTACATATGGCGGATACGGTAGCAATATTGATAACGGTGGCGTTTTCGGTGGTGGCGGCGGCGGCGGTAGCTTATATCCTGGACAAGGTGGTTCCGACTTTGCCGGAGGTGATGGTGGTGGTGGTTCAACATCGAGTATTACCGGTTCATCTATAGTATATGCCGGTGGTGGTGGTGGAAGTACTTATGTTACTAACTCACCAGGAGCTGGCGGATCGGGTGGGGGTGGATCTGGAGGATCGAGCTTTGTAGCTGGGCAACCTGGAGATACAAACAAAGGCGGCGGTGGCGGCGGTGGATTTAATGGTGGAGGCGGTTCAACTAACGCCGGTGGCGCAGGAGGTTCTGGCGTAGTTATTATTTCAGTACCAACATCATCCTACACGGGAACTACAACCGGATCACCAGTAGTCACAACAAGTGGTGCAAATACAATTATTAAATTTACTTCATCAGGGAGTTATACAGCATGAGTCATTTCGCAAAAGTTATAAACGGCATTGTCACAGAAGTGCTTGTCATTGAACAGGACGTCATAGACACTGGCCTATTTGGAGATCCTACGCTCTGGATACAGACATCATACAACACTTATGGCGGTCAGCACCCGCAAGGACTTCCACTACGTAAGAACTACGCAAGTATTGGTTTCATCTACGATGGAGTGCGCGATGCGTTTTACGAACCGCAGCCGTTCACATCATGGACCCTAAATGAAGACACTTGCTTGTGGGAGGCACCCGTGCCTTATCCAGCTGATGGTATGCCATATCGCTGGGACGAAGATATCCTAAATTGGGTACAAGTAGTACAACTACCTAATTCCGAGCAATAAAATATTAATCAGGTACTCGCCGTCACCTATCCTAAAAATAGCTTGACGGCGAATCCCCTTGCTGGTATAATTCACACTATGACACAAATTGCACTCACCCCAGAAGCCCTCGATATCGCTAACGCTTATATAACCTATGGATCGGCCAAGGAGACAGCTGACCAACTTCAGATACCAGAGTATCAGATTGTTCAGTTACTTGAGCGCAATGACGTAAAAGATTATATAACCGGTATCTATCTAGATAGAGGATATAGAAACAAACACAAGCTAGGATCCGTTTTAGATAAAATGATCGATGCTAAGCTGGAAGAGGCCGAAGAGAGTGGTATATACACATCTAAGGATCTTCTAGAACTTCTACAGTTCGCGCATAAAATGCGCATGGATGAACTGAAGAATGACAACACTGGCCCCACGGTAAATATTGCGAACTTTGGGCAAGGAAACTATGGACAGTTGATGGAGAAACTTCTCAACAATGATAAAGGAGCTAAGTGACGCACTAAGGCGGCTTATAAACTCCCTGTCTAAAAAGCCAATAGAAACTATATTGGCTTTATTATTGATAGTCGCGATTTATGTAGGATATAGAAGCTACGACGCACTTGAAAATATGATTATCACACCCCAAGAAGAAGCATATAGATTTGAGAAGCAATTAGAAGGTGCAGACCTTGTAAATGAAGCAATTGAGAATCTAAGGATAGAACTGAAAGCAGATAACGTGCTTATTAAGCAGTTTCATAATGGTCGTCATGACCTAACAGGTATTCCATTTACTGAGGCATCCACTACATTCCTAGCATCAGCTACTGAGGATGGTAGTACTCTAGATAACGAAGAACCTGTTCCTACAATGAATAAAAGTCTTCGAAAAGTGTGGCAACGAATAGACAGGCCCCAGTGTACAGTTCTGTACACTCCAGTAGATATTTCTACAAGACGATACTTCTACACTCACAACCTAAATAGGGCAGTTATATGCCCACTAGTAAATTTACTGAACTATCCAATAGGCATTGTTGTTGTCGGATTTTCAGAAGGAAACACTACCGAGGACGAAATGGCGTTAAATCGTACTGCCCTAATCGGAAAACGTGTTACAGGATATTTAAATGATTACTGAATATATCAAAAGACAGCAAAAAATGGGATTCGATGAAACCGGAACTTTAGTTTATAAAATTCCTATGGAAGAAACATTTGTGACCGAAGAACAAGAAGAAACTCCAACATTTTTCGATTTAGATGAGGACGAAGAAATCTAAGATGAACCTTCTAGACTTAGAGACTAACGAAAGAAAAAATATATCCCTATGGATGATGTTCGGAGGCGCTCTAGTCTTTACCATTTATGCTTGCGTTGGTTTATTTCTAGTGTCAACCACTCCTGAATATGTATTCTGGCTCGCCGTAATAGCGCACTTTCAGATATTTAGTATCATGTGTGGATATATAGCACAATTAGTAAAAAGACGTATAAGTGCAGGAAAGGAAGGCGTATCTATAACAGACGGAGGATTCGAAGATGACATTCAAACTTAGTCAGAACTCACTAAGTGAATTGCAAGGCGTTGACCCAAGACTAGTCGCAGTAGTAAAGAGAGCAATCCAACTAACTACTGTTGATTTTGGAGTTACCGAGGGACTACGTTCAGTAGCAACCCAAAAGAAATATGTAGCTGCTGGAAAGTCACAGACTATGAAAAGCAAGCACATAGACGGAAAAGCAGTAGACCTTGTAGCCTACATAGACGGCAAAGTGTGTTGGGAAATAAATGTATACGATAACATAGCGGATGCGATGGCAAAAGCGGCTAAAGAACTCGGCCTTCCACTCAAGTGGGGAGCTGCGTGGAATGTTCCAGACATTACTAAATGGAATGGAACAATGGAAGCCGCTATGAACCATTATGTAGACACTAGAAGGAAAGAGGGAAAGAGGCCATTTATTGATGGTCCTCATTTTGAGATAGCATGATAGTAAGCAGAGCAGACATACCTACAGACGTTATAGTACAATATCCTGGCGCTTTTATGCGAGTTCCGATTGCGAACTACTTAAAAGAGCTCGATGTAGATCCACTACCGTCTCAAATAGCTTTAGTAAATGGAATTAATAACCCTAAATATCGCTTCGGGTGTGCTGCTCTGTCTCGCCGTCAAGGTAAGACTTATATTGCGAACGTTGTTGGTCAGGTAGTATCTTTAGTGCCTGGCTCCAACGTTCTCATTATGGCTCCGAACTATAACCTATCTAGTATTTCTTTTGATTTACAAAGAAATCTAATCAAGAAGTTTAATCTAGAAGTGGCTAAAGATAACGCAAAAGACAGAGTTATTGAGCTATCTAACGGTTCTACGATTAGAATCGGTTCCGTTAATCAGGTAGACAGTTGCGTAGGTCGTTCCTACGACCTTATTATATTTGACGAAGCTGCACTTACTGATGGCATGGAAGCCTTCAACGTATCTTTAAGACCTACACTAGATAAGCCCAGTTCAAAGGCGCTATTTATTTCCACACCTCGTGGTAAGAATAACTGGTTCTCTAAACTATTCGAACGCGGATTTCGTGATGACTTCCCCGAGTGGTTCTCAGTGAAGGCCACTTGGCAAGATAACCCAAGAATGACAGAGTCAGACGTTGCCGAAGCTCGTCGCTCTATGAGTGATGCCGAATTCCGCCAGGAATACGAGGCCGACTTCTCCACGTTCGAAGGTAAAATCTGGAGCCTGAAAGAAGGCTGCGTAGTTGAGAATGAAGACTTAAGCTTAAAGAAGTGTGACGTATTCGCGGGGCTCGACCTTGGTTTCAGAGACCCTACCGCTATGGTAGTCGTCGCGTTCAACTGGGATGATGAGAACTTCTATATTCTAGATGAGTATCTAGATAATGAACGAACAACCTCAGGACACGCCGAAGAGATACGAAAACTTATGGAGAAGTGGAGTATAGATTATATCTATATTGACTCCGCTAACCAGCAGCAGAGATTTGACTTCGCACAGGAATACGACATTCCAACTACGAACGCAAAGAAGTCTGTACTAGACGGAATAGGCTATATCGCTTCACTAGCGGATAACGACAGAATTAAAGTGGCACCACACCTGGCCCATGTGCTTTATGCATTTGATCAATATCAGTGGAACCCAAACGAATCATTAGTAAAAGAAAAGCCCCTACACAACGACGCATCTCACATGGCAGATGCCATTCGGTATGCGCTTTATAGTTATAAAACTACAATAGGAGGTTTTTAATGTACGTGATATTTCAAGGAGAAAGCCTACTTATTCCCGCAACAGTTACGGGCAATAAAGCAGCTATCACCCAATTAGTAGTCCAGATGAAAAGTTCAAAGAGAGGTGAAGTCCCTCTAGAGTCGGCACCAGTTGCTGCTACACTCACTTCTGAGAACTACACAAGTCCAGAAGTTACTAATGGCTATCTTTTTAAGCTAGTAAATACTTCGGCATTGCCGATAGGTATCTATTACGTAAACTACGAATATGTTATTGATGGAATGACTTTTAAAGGTGTTCCTAAAAGAGTAACGATTAAGGAAAGTGTAGTATGATAGAAATGCAGGAGCAACTAGAACCAAGTACTACGCTCGCGTGGAAGTTTTATACTCCTGCAGCTAGTATAGATTGGCTACACACAGAAAGAAGAGAACTAGAGTCAGAGGACCAAGTGGCACCCTCTAAAGGCCCAAGAACAGTTATACCTACTGCAGTATTCAGTATTGTAACATCGTTATATTCTTGGACGGAGGCGCAGTGGTAATATGGCAGACGTAAGATTTTATAAGGTAACAGCACTACCTCAGGTACTAGTTCCTAATAGTTTCTACTATGTAGAGAACGGCACATACGCTGAAGCGTATTTAACTGATGATAGTGGAGTAGCTAAGAAAGTCGGAAATACCGAGATGATTGAGGAAGTAACTCAAACCATAGATGGGTCAACATTTATTTAATAGGTTCCTACCGGAACTACGGTAATTTGCACCTTGACTTTAAGCCCTCAAACGAATATAATCACAGAAATGAAAAGGAGACAATTTTATGTCTGGAACAAACCTGCTAAGGGACCCTATAAAATATGTTAGGGACCGAGCTAAAGCCCGGTACAAAAAGGGAGTCCAATGTGATATTTGTGAATCCACAGAGAACCTAGACTTTCACCACTACTATACGATGACTCCATTGTTTAATAAGTGGTGTAAAACGAAGGGCTATACGGTCAAAATTGTAGACGATATTTTAAATATTCGTGACGAGTTCATCTCGGAAGAAGAGGATAAAGTATACAATCAGACAGTAACTTTGTGCCACGATCATCATATGAAACTTCATAGCGTATACGGAAAGGATCCTGCTTTGACTACTGCTGAAAAGCAGAAGAACTGGGTAAGAATCCAAAAGGAGAAACATGAAGCTAGGAAGTTGGTTAGTTGAGAAACTAAATCCGGCACAGAGATGGATAGCACTCGATAGAATCGAGAATCCGTCACTAGAGCCAGAACGCAATTATATTTACTATTATGAGACTTTAGAGGTTGTTAATCGCTCAGTGAACATGCTGATAGACGATGCGGCCGAAATAAATTATCATATTGGTACAGAGAAGATAGGTTTTCCAGTAAGAACTGGATTAAAGAGAAAAACGGTAGAGACTCTACTTAATTACCAGCCTAATCCATATCAAGATTTAAACTCGTTTAGAAGAAACCTAATAATGGATTTCATACTGGACGGCAACATATTTATTTACTTCGACGGAGTATATCTCTATCACCTACCGGCTAATAAGATGACCATTGTAGCTGACGAAGAAACATATGTAGAAAGATACGATTTCAATGGTGTAATAAGTTATACACCAAATGAAATTATACATGTAAAAGATAATAATTCTCAGTCGATTTATAGAGGAAGCTCTAGACTAAGACCAGCACAGCGCACTATGAAGTTAATGAAGTCCATGCGTGATTTTCAGGATAACTTCTTTAAGAATGGAGCGGTACCTGGACTAGTTATTAAGTCACCTGATACTTTAAGTCCTAGACTTAAAGACAGAATGAAAGAGGAATGGAAGCAAAGCTATCGTCCTCAATCAGGTGGCCGTAATCCAATGATTCTAGATGGTGGCATGGAGATTGATTCAATCTCTAATGTAAATTTCAAGGACTTGGATTTTGGTTCGTCTATCGACTCAAATGAGAAAGTTATACTAAAATCACTCGGGATTCCTCCCGTACTGGTTGATAGCGGTAATAACGCTAATCTAAGACCAAACCACAGATTATACTACTTAGAAACAGTCTTACCTATTATACATAAGATTAGTTCTGCGTACCAAATGTTCTTTGGTTTCGAAACATATGAAGATGTAGCTGGTATTCCTGCACTTCAGCCTGAACTTAGAGATGAAGCAGCGTATTACTCTACACTAGTAAATGGAGGAGTCATAACGCCTGATGAGGCTAGAATAGGTATGGGTATGGAACCTCTACCGGATAACCAAGGATCTCAAATAAGAGTTCCGCAGAATATCGCGGGTAGCGCAGCAGACCCAAGCCAGGGCGGAAGACCCTCAGATACAGGAAACGAATAATGACTAGAAAAGGTATGATAGAGCAAGTAAGACAATACTTTGCTGAAAAGGGTGGTCCAATGACCCTCCAAGAATATAAATATGCGATTGATGCACCAATTAAGCTTAATGTTTTAAAGGCTAAGATTGGTTCATGGGGTCGCATCCTAAAGATGGCAGGCGCAGAAGTAACAATATCTGTTACTG